CGGCGGCAGAAGTATCGTTTACAGACGTACTAGGAAACGTGTTCTCAGTATACCCTTGAATAGTTTCAAATAAAGTAGCGTAATTCATTTAGCCCATCTTTTTGCTATGACCAGTTCCTTTAGTAGCCGCACCAGTACCACGAGTTTTTTGTGTCTGAGTATTTGCTACCTTGTTTGGGTACCCGTCTACATTTGGTACAGGTACTTCTTTTGGTTGCCTAAATTTTCCTGTATCTTCCATATCAGTTCCTTAACTAGTTGTTATTGTTACTACACCTATTTGCCCATCACTTACTAAATCATCTTCGAGACCACTAAGTTCTAGTGGGTTGTCAAGTCCTACTGGATTCCAACCCCATTGTATATCTCTAGACTGTTCATAGCTATTATCCGGCCTAGGATTACGTAATGCTTGTGGATCATCTACAGGGTACATACCCAGTTGATTTTGTGGTTGATCCGGCTCCCAACAAGTAGGACACACCAGAATGTTAACATTTTTGGTTTTTATCGTTAGCTCTTTTAACTGTTTGAGCTTATATTGAAAACCGCAACGATCACATTCTGCTATCGCATTTTTGCCAGAAGCAAATTTATTAGCCATGTAACTTTAGTAAAACATCTGCCGAGGAGCTAACCGCAAAGAGGCTTTCTCTCTATCCTCAGTTGAAGCGAAGTTCCATTGTTCTTCATACGCCATTTTTAACATCTCAGTTCTATTTAGCGCCTCTGGTAATTTTAAAGACAGATAATACGCTAACCCTGCAACCATGCAAGGGAGGAACCTAAACGGTATATCCTCAGTATTAACCCCGTTACCAGCATCTTGTATGCGTCTAAGCCTCCAATAAGTAAAAGTATAAGTATCGTTATTGGGTACAGGCCAGACGTTTATAGTGGGGTATGCTATCCCAGTTGTAGGTTCTGTCGCACCAGACTGTCGGTCTATCCACACTTGAATCGGTCTACCTTGAGAGTTCTTGTTAGGTATAGATGCGTATGTAGAAGAACTAATCCGTGTAATGTTTATATCGTTTTGATTCGTGCCAGTACCCGTTCGGATGACGCTATCTAGCAGATCAATAGTATCGATAGGAAGATTATAAGTACCAGTGCCTTGCGTAAGTGCGATGCTACCTTGATCGATCGTCCATAAATTAATGCCACGATTAGCCCATTCTATAGTTAGTAAGTTTAGAGATCTACGAGCGGTACGCATTTCATATCCCGTACGCAACTCCGCACCACAACGCTCAAACGCCTCTTCTACGAGGTTGTTAAGGTCGAGGTTAAATGTACTTGTACCTGTTGTAGTCATAGAGTATCTACTTTAAAAATGTGGCTATAACTAAGCCAATAACAGCGATGGTGGAAGTCATATTTGTTGCTTCCATGCGAAACATTCGTTTATCTAACGCTTTTAATTTATCTAGAACAGAGGCATATCTAGCAGCACATTCTTTTTCATGTCCGTCAAGTTGTGCTTGTGTCTGCGTTACTACTGGGACAGTAATTTTACGTTTAGCTGGAGCTTTACGAACTCTAGGTTTAGCTTTAGTTTTAATACCAGGCGTAGTTGCCATTATGTTACCTTCCTGTATTTTTTTACTTTTTTAGCCACTTTCTTAGGCTGTTTAGCAACTTGTTTGCCGGAGGCTTTAGCTTTACGCTTAGCCTTTGTAGTAGCCGCATACTCTTTATCCGATAATGCTTTTATTGCTTTCTCTGGAAGATACCGCTCTCCAGTTGCTTTTGCGCCTTGGGTTGATGGCTTACCACTTTTAGTACGCCATTTTTGTTTCGTCCAAGACTTAAGACTTTTCTGTGACTTTTTAAGGGCCATTACGACTTATAGCCCCCACCAGCTTCTTTGTATCTTTTAGCGAGCATCTGAGCTTTTCGAGCACTCCATTGCCCTGGAGCACCACCTTTACCACCTGCTTTAATACTGTTAAAGATACGTTTACGTAATCCTGGTTTAGTGTAGTTGCCAGCTTCGTTGACTTTAGACTTAGATTTAGCCTTAGGTTGCCCACCTGAAGCCATCTTTTTAATCTTACCCATTCCACGACAAGGCATCATACGACTAAACCATCCTTCCTCTGGTCTTACCTTTTACTGCGCAACCATCAGCACGCCTAGAGCATTGGCTTTTAGAAACTTTTGTATTCTTCTTTTTATTTTTTGGTTTTATGTACTTACCTGAAGCGGCTTTATGGACTGCACCTTTCATCATGCTGCCATCTGGCATTTTGTGCATAGCACCGCCTTTGCTCATTTTTTTAGGGGTTATTCTGGCTTGGCCTTCTTGAAGTCCGTTTTGAGCTTGACCTTTTTTAAACATGTCTACTACACCACTATCCATAGGCCTTGCACCTGCTGTACTATTCATAGGCCTTGCAATTGCTTTTTTCTTTTTCATATCAAACCATTCTTCCTTTAGTCTTACCTCTAACTGCGCAACCATCTCCTCTACGTCTTACTACTTTTGTGGTTTTCTTTTTCTTTTTAACCATCTTACCATCAGCCATCTTCATAACTTTACCACCATACGCCATCTTCTTAACTTTACCGCCGTAGGCTTTACCTTCCCTTTTAGCCTTTCTTTCTTCCAGTGCTTTTTCAGCTGCGGTAGGATTTTGCAATGTTTTGAGAGCTTGCCTTGCTGTAGACCCTATATTTTTTACTTCCGTAACTACTTTGCTACCAACCTCTTTTGCCTTTTTTACGCCGTCTTTTGCTGCGTTTGTTAAGTTGTTTACTACCCCAAGCTCAGATGGAGGCGTTATTTTTTTTGTAGTAACATCTCGCGTTTCTCTTCTAAGAGTGTTTTCTGCTTCTTGTTTTTCTTGTCTTCTTTTTTCCGCTGCTAAAACTTGCTTTGATTTTTTTTCAGCCATATCAATCCTCGTTACGTTTAGCCACTAAATGGCATGTTGAAATAAAATAATTTTGGTCGTATTTACTTTTCATAATATTGACATCTTTATGAACTAGTTGAATATTACTCAAAACATATCCTTTGTTGCTATTTATTCTATCTATCGAGGCAGTATGGTTTCGTCCTATGTCTGCCCAACCTATCGGTAACCCCGATAATTTACAAACTTTGTCTTGCTTTTCGTACAACCCCCAAACGTCTTCTACTTCTATATCCCACTTAATCCCTCTTGCCTCTGCGCCTCTTTGAAATCCGTAAAACCAAGAGAGCTTAAGTTGGTTGTAAGTATAATGTGGCTTTGTATTATTTACTATTGCTGAACAAGCTCTACAACGTTTATTAAGTAAAAATGAATGTATTGCATAATTCCTACGTAAATAAGATTGTTCAACACCACAATGCCCACACTTTTTATACCATCTTTTGCCCCTTTTGGTTACACCTTTGGGGGCGATCATTACATTACCACTTTACTTTATCAGCCCAATAAGCGGCTGACATCTTACCCTTCTTTATATTCTTTCCATGTCTGGCCTTAAACGATTTACGCTTAGCCTTCATGCGCGCAGATTCCCCAGCTTTAGGTTTCCCTGCTGTACTAGCGCCTTTTTGACCGAACCGAATAATTTTTTCTTTGCCCCCCTCGCACGCTTTGACTGCGTGAGATTTCTTTGGGTGCTTTGGAGTACTTCTAGGCTTGTTACAAGCCATAGATTGTTTATTGAGTTTTCTACGCATTAGTCACTTCTTTCTAATAAATGAACACGAACTTGAAGATCATGAATATGCCCTAGAATTTCTTCTTTGAGTTCTTGTCGCGCAAACGCGTTGCCTGGACTAGGAACTATTACCCCAGACGGACTTATAAGTTGCATTTGATTTGCGCGGATTAACTGTATATCAGCTTGAATTTCTCCAACAGAACTAATGACCCACCACATAGCCGCTAGCAAAACTGGAACTAAACTAGCCAGTGCTTTGGGCAGGTCAAAGTTTCCCACAGTTCTATCCGTAAATTAAAGTGACAGCTGCACCACCGCCTATATCCACAAACACACCTTTTTCGCATAATATTCCTTCACCTGGAATACCTACGGTATGTTGACCTGCTACAGAAGCGGGTAATTTTAAAACTACCTCACCTGAAGCTGCTGAAGCATTGTCATGGAAAATTAGAGGGTCGCCAGGAGTAGCTACAGCGTAAAAGACACCTTTAATCCGTGTCCTAAAGTTAGCCATAGCTCCATCACCAGTAGCAAACGCCGATTTAACATCGTATTGCATGGTTTACCTCCTAATTAAGATCCGCTACCGTCTGTTCCGAAAGTAGTATCGTAGACATGGTAATGAACACGCATAGTAATGTTTCCGCCAGTTGCTGCTGCAGCACCTACACCACCAGTAATTTTAACAGGGTAGTCAGTACTCATAACGAAGCCAAAGTCATTACCTACAGTTGCTGTAGCAAAATCAAATACTGTATGACCTGCATCAGCGTCACCGTTATCAATCAAACCGTCAGGGTCTGAAGCAGGTGTGTCTGTTTTAACTTCTATCCAACCAAGATCAAACGTAGGGTTTGTACCGCCTGTAGCGTCCGCTTCTACTTCAATATAAGTAACAATAGCGTTCTTAGGAAGAATAACTGAAAGAGCAGAATTGCCTGTTGCAGCTGAGCCTCTACGAAGTTCTGTAGTTGTAGCTGCTGTGGGGTCTGCCATAAAAGCAGTTGCGACTAAAGAAACTGCTCCCGCAACTTGTGGATCTTGTGTTCTTTGGGCATCACCGACTCTTAATGGGCCGGAAAAAGTAGTAGTAGCCATTGTAAATCCTTTCGTGTAATAGCACTTCTTATATCGTCTCTATTAAGTCTGCTAGGTCAGTCGATATAAGTTATATGTATCCTAGTACGTACAGTATAGATTAAAAAAGGGGGGCTTGTAACCCCCCTTCCCTTGTTGCTTTGTTATGCGCCTTGTGAGCCAAACATACCAAGTGGATCAGACCACCCGAATGAATAACGTTCACGAGCCTTATAACGGACATTACCTGTGTCAAAGTCCCCGTCCATAGAGTTAGCCATAGGCGAACGAACGAAGTGCTTCATACCATTAGGTACGTCAGTTGAAAGGAACCAAGCATCGGTATCTGTCAAGAAATGGTTAACTGTGTAACCCTCTGGGATAGAACCGTTGTTTGCAAGTGCATTGATATCATTGTCTGCCGTGCCTGGTCGTCCATCAGTCTCTAGGAGTCTGGTAGCAACAAACATTAGGTTTGGTGGAACAATGAGTTTACGGGGCTTAGCAGCAATCAGTAGGCCACGCTCGTCTGTCCATGCAGCAATTTGAATTACTGCGGCCTCTAGAGAAGTCTCATTAAGGTCAGCTTGGACAGCTGGAGTGTTACTGTTTGTGCCGCCACTTACTAGCGGGTGTGCAGTAGAGAATAGAGGAACTCCGTCTCCACCGTTTTCACCAGCAGTAAAGCCGCTGTTAAGAACTCCTGCTGCTTTGGTCTGCTTAGTGAATGCCATAGCACGAGCCAACGCTTTGGTGTAACGAGATGACAATGAGTCATACAAGTTATCCTCGATGGCTTCCTCAGTAAGAGAAAAACCAAGCGAAATGGTTTCGTGATTGTAGCGAGCAGTCCAAGCCTCTTGTGCATTATCGTAAGCGATAGAGTTACCCTCATCCTTCACAGGTGCTGCCGCGAAGCCGGATAGCTTTGTCTCTTCTTCAAATGAACGCTCAGAAGTTTCAGTTTCAAAAATCTCCTTGTGCTCTTCACCATATCGGCTGTATTCCATACCGAAAAGGGCGTTAAGACCAGGAAGGAGTTCTTTTAGTAGTTGGGCGCGTGAAATAGCCATTTACATATCTCCTTATAATCCAACGTTATTCAAATATGAATGAGCGCTGGGGTTAAACTTTACCAACACATCTGTAAATGCGTCTCCAGGTTCGGAAACAAAATCTACGATGCGGAAGGCAGCGGCGGCTGTTTGGACAGTAGCATCCAAAGCACTTGTAGAGTTACCAGTAGCAGTGCTACCAGTAGATGTACTCTGTGCAGCAGCGAAGAATGTATTATTACCCAAAACTGTTTGTGCACCAGAACCATCTAATTGAGCTTGGAAAGCTACAGATGGGTCAGTAATCACTTTAGCTTTAATTTCTCCACCATTAGCAGTACCTGATGGATAATATTGAGCGTTAATGACTTGGCCTTGAGCATTAATATACTCACAACCAACAAATACACCAATAGCGCCTACACCAGAACCGCCAAGGTTGTTACTAGTAATGTCAGCACCAGTAGCGGTTGATAGGGCGATATACCCGTCAGCGCCAATGATAACGACTTGTCCATAAAAAATGTTGGTGGCTTCACCAGCTGGATCAATCAGAAAAGTATCTGTTGCACCAGCGTAAGGCATGCCATCAACCCGATTAATAGGCCGAAGCCCATATGGGGCAGCTACAGTAGCCATGTTATAACCTCTCTAAAAAAATTATTTACCTTTACCGAATGACGTAGTAGAACGCTTTTCTTTAAACAAAGGCATTCGTTGATCATTCTCTCTCATAAAATTGTTGTCTACAGATTCCATTTGAGACTCGTTTTGCTTCGTAAAGTATTCTCTACGTTGGTCAACCATCGCATCAGGCATCGTGCAAAGCAACAAACCCGCGACCTCAATATTGTCTTTGAAACGACTATTGGGATCGACAAGCATTTGTAAATGTGGTTGTTCGCTAGCCAGAACAGGTTCCCAGCCTTCTCGCATTTTGGACGAGACGTTACGTGGATCTTGTTGGCCTAACATCGCAACCCGAACCCAGCGGTACGTAAACCCAGGTTTTCGGTTTGGTTCTGGAAGTACTTCAGGTCGTACCCATTGTTTTGGTCGTTCCTGTGTATCGCGTGATTCTAATTCGCGTGCAAGTCTAGTATCTTTACTATTATTAGCCATTTTGGTTCTCCAATCTCCTAAGTTCTTTAGCGTATTGTTCAGGTGTCAAGCCAAGTTTTTTAGCCAGAGCTACCTGCGACTGCTTTAGTACGATCCGTTTGGAAGATGTACTTCGGGATGCTGGTGCAACCACTGTGGCGGGTTTGTTTTCTGCACGAACAGGCTTGCCGCCCCCGTCCGTAGAATTGTCTTCCCCAAAATATTCAGGGAATCTGCGGCGCATTGTGTTGTCAACGTCCGACCAATAATCATCTGAACCTACATAAGCATCGCCTTTTTGCCGAATTAACTTTTGGTGAAACCCTAGGGCCGCCGCAGTCATTTCTTCATCAGACCCGTACCAAGTATTGCGCTCTTGCCACGCCATCGTCTTGGAGTCTAGTTGAGGCTTAACAGCTTCAGTTGATGTACTATTTACACTATTTT